ATCAGCGTGAACCAGATGTGGAGCATGTCGGCCATCTGGGCCAAGCGCGGGGCGTTCCCCAAGACGATCTACAACAAGACGCTCGTCTCGAAGTGGGACAACCGCGTTGGCTCCGCCATCGGCATTGCGGGCGGCGACATCAACAACGTGGCGAAGGTCGTGGACGGCCAGCCGCTCAACCCGATGATCTCCAACATGATCACGCAGCTCGTTAAGGACACCGAGGAGAGCATGGGCGCGACCGGCACCGCGATGGGCGAAGGCCGCGCGGATAACACCAGCGCCATCATCGCCCTGCAGCGCGCAGCGGCGACGCCCTCTGAGCTGACGAAGCAGAACCTCTACGAGACGGTGGAGGATCTGTTCCGCATCTATCTGGAGTTCATGGCGAACTACTACGGCAAGCGGATGGTGGACATGGACCCGCCCGACGAGATGGTGCAGAGCGCGATGATGCTCGGCATCAAGCTCCCGGACAAGCTGCAGGTGGAGTTTGACTTCGCCACGCTGAAAGACCATCCCATGACCATCAAGCTGGACGTGGGCGCGTCGAGCTACTACAGCGAGATCGCCTCCATCCAGACGCTGGACAACCTGCTCCGCGACGGGCACATCAACGTGATCCAGTACCTTGAGCGCATCCCGGACGGCTACATCCCGTCCCGCCGGGCCCTTCTGGCGGAGCTCAAGAGCCAGCAGGCGCAGATGCAGGCGCAGATGGCGGCGCAGATGCCGGGCGGGCCAGGCCCCGGAGCCACCACGGGCGGCAACCCGATGGCGGGCGTGGGTCAGCCGGACATCAACGGCGGCAGCGGCTACGGCGCGCTGCAGCGGGCCATCAACGCAACAGGCGATACCAGGGGCATGATCTGACCCCTGACGCAAATACAGACGGCGCAGACCAGCGCCGGAACCGAAAAGCCCCGACCACAGGGCGGAAAGGAACTTGTATATGGACGAACTTAACGGCGTGAGCCTCGGCATGGACGACAGCGAAAGCGATTTTGAGGACTGGAGCGACATTGACACTTCGGGCCTCACCGATGACGAGGACACGGCCCCCGAGAACGAAGCGGGCACCGAGGAAGAGGCAGACCAGCCCGAGACCGAGGGAGACGCGGACGGCGAAGGGGAGGAGACCCCGGAGGAACCGGAGGGAGAAACCAAGGAGGAGCAGAAAGAGCCGGACCAGACTTTTGAGCTCAAGCACCTGGATGAGACCCGGACGGTGAACCGGGAAGAGGTCATCGCCCTCGCCCAGAAGGGCATGGACTATGACCGTATCCGCGGGAAGCTGGACGAGCTGCGCGGGGTGGAAGCCCAGGCGAGCGAGAACGAGCTGTACGCGGAATTCGTGAAGGAACTGGCCGACGGCGCCGGGATCTCCGTTGAGGAGCTTATCGACGGCACACGGGCAAGGGTACTCACGGACCGGGCGACGAAGGAAGGCCGCAGCCTTTCCCACGAAGAGGCGCTGCAGCAGGCCAAGCAGACCCGCGAGGCCAGAGCGCAGGAGAACCAGCAGGGCAAGGAAGCCCGCGAGGCGCGGGTGAAGCAGGAGCACTTCCGCGAGGAGACCATGCGTTTCCGCAGCCTGTTCCCGGAGGTCAAGGCCGAGAACATACCCGACCAGGTATGGAAGGAATACGACCAGACCGGGAACCTCGTTGACGCCTGGAACCACAGCGAGAACCAGCGGCTTGCAGAGGAAAACAAGTCGCTCAAGCGTGAGCTCGAAGGGCTCAAACAGGAACACAAAAACGAAGCACGAAGCACGGGAAGCCGCCGCTCGGCAGGAGCCGGACAGCGGAGCGCCGTTGACGACGCCTGGGAGGCCGCTCTGAAAAGCGACTTCTGAGGATAGAGACAAGTGAACAGCGAAAAAGCGGTCGGCCCAAAAGCCGACGCAGCGCGGTCCCCTGTGCCGTGTTGACAACACAAGGAGTAAAAGACTATGGGAGCAATCAATCTCGTAACCGAGTATCAGAAGAAACTCGCCAACCATTTCAGCACCACCTCCAAGACCGACGCCTATGCCGGTAAAGCCTACAACTTTGCTGGCGTCAAGGCGATCGAAGTCTACACCATCGACGACATCGACCTCAACGACTACACCCGCAGCGGCACCACCCGTTTCGGCGACGTCTCCGAGGTCGAGGACACCAAGCAGACCCTGACGATGACCAAGGACCGTGCGTTCACCAAGTCCATCGACAAGGGCAACGCCAACGAGCAGTACAACATCAAGCGTGCTGCCGAAGTCCTGCAGATGATCGACAAGCGCGCCATCGCGCCCGAGGTCGACAAGTACCGTCTGCTCAAGTGGGCGCAGGGCAACGGCCTTCCCGAAGGCCACGCCGTTCAGAAGAACGCCTCTCCCGCCCTGCTGTCCGCCGACAACATTCTGTCCGCGATCTTCAACGCCAGCGCCGCCCTGAGCGAGAAGCTGGTCCCCCTGGACAACCGCGTGCTGTTCATCGGCGAGGCCGACTTCGTGTTCTGCAAACTCGCCAACGTCGTGCTGGGCGGCGCTCAGCTCAACGAGGAGGCTGTGAAGCGCGGCTTCCGCGGCACCATCGACGGCATCAAGATCCAGACCGTCCCCACCGCCTACATCCCGTCCAACGTCGGCTTCATCCTGAAGTACAAGGGCGCGACTGTCGACCCCGTCAAGCTCAAGAGCCTGCGCGTCCACAAGGACCCCCCGGGCATCGACGGCGACCTGCTCGAAGGCCGTATCCTGTACGACTCCTTCGTCCTCGACGCCATGCGCGACGGCGTGTACGTCTGGAAGACCTATGCCGGCGCTCCCGGCAGCTCCAGCACCACCACCTGATCACAGGCAAAAGGGGAGGGGCATCCCCCCTCCCCACTCTCTAAGGAGAACACACTATGACGACAGCACAGCAAGTCTTTGAAATGGCTATCGCGCTGATGGACAGCATGAGCGACGACGGCAAGGCGGATACCTCTGACAACGCCGAGTATAAGATGCGTGCGCTTCCGATCCTGAACATCCTGCGCGGCGAGCTGTACCCCTTCTCCGACACGCACGAGACGGACGAGGAGGGCCGACCGATCGCGGCGCTGATCCGCAGCTTTGACAAGCCCATCGACCTGGACGATTACGTCTGCCAGAGCGTGATGCCGTATGGCCTTGCGGCGCATCTCCTGCTGGCCGAGGACCCGGCGACAGCCAACTTCTTCCAGCAGCGCTATGACGAGCTCAAGCTGACGCTTGCCCGCGGCCTGCCAGCGGCGAGTGAGGATATCGAGGACGTGTACGGCTCCGGCGCGCCGCACAGCGAGTACGCTTACTGGTGAGCGGGATGAAGCTGCTGATCGCTGTCCCGTGCATGGACTATCTGGACGTCGCTTTTGTGCGGAGCCTGACGGCGCTCGTACAGAAGCTGACGCGCGACGGTGTGGACTTTGAGCTTCGGCTTCGCGACGGGAGCCTTGTGTACTGCGCCCGGGATGATCTCAGTTTCGAGGCGTTCCACGAGGGCTTCACGCATGTGCTGTGGCTGGACTCCGACATCGTTTTTGACGACGACATTTTCGACAGGCTCTATAAAACGGGCAAGTCTTTCGTGAGCGGCGTATGCCGCAGCCGCCGCCGGAGCTTCGGATACTGCGTATACCGGAACCTCGAACCGGCGGAGAAGCACACAAGCATCAAGGACAGGCTCTTCATGATCGACGGCTGCGGATTCGCGGCGGTGCTGATCGAGACGAAGATACTCAAGGACGTCTGGGACGCGAACAACGAGACCTGCTTCACACCGACGCAGGATTTCGGCGAGGATCTTCAGTTCTGTTTCCGGGCGAGGAAGCTGGGATACCGCATCTACTGCGAGCCTGCGGTCAAATGCGGGCACGTCGGTCGCGTGGTCGTAAGGCCGGAGGACGACATCGGCCCGCTGAACGAATACCAAAAGAACGCGAGGTAAGAATGGCACAGATCACCGGCGCTGCTGACGAGCGCATCTTTCAAATCCAGCGCTGGCTGGGCGTGAACGAGAACCCGGACGGCGACACCAAACTGAAAATGGGCGAAGCGGCGGAGATGCGCAACTTCCGTGTGACCCGTGACGGCAACCTCCAAAAGCGCCCCGGCACAAGGGCCGTGCTGACCGTAGCGGATGGAAAGCCGATCGCTGCCGCGTGGACGGGCTTTGTGGCCGGTACGGAGCGGGTCATGGCCCTCTGCGACGGGCACCTCTACAGCCTGTGGGACGCGGAAAACGACGAGTGGGCCGCAACGGATATCGGGTCCGTCGGCACGCTTGACCGCCCCTCGATGTTCGGTTTTGAGGATCGCCTGTACATCCTGACCGGCAGCGAATACTACGTCTGGGACGGGGCGACGCTCAAGACCGTGGAGGGCTATGTGCCGCTGGTGGCGGTCACCGTACCGCCCACCGGGGGCGGCGAGCTGCTTGAGGGCGTGAACAAACTCACGGCCAAGCGGCGCGTGTGGCTCTCCCCGGACGGGACGGCCACGACCTTCCAGCTCCCGGAAAAGGGCCTCACCTCCATCGACAGCGCGACGCTGACCTCAGACGGCACGGCTGTCACCGTCAGCTCCCGGAGCACGGCGAACGGGACGATCACCTTCTCCACCGCGCCTGCCGCTGGGACAAACACCATCGAAGTGATCTACACCGCCGCCGCGAGCTTCCGCAGTCAGGTGACCGGGATGCACTACGCCGAGTTCTACAACGGCTCGACGGACACCCGCGTCTTCCTGTACGGCGACGGCAGCAACCGGATCATCTACTCCGACGTGGAGTACAACGACAACGACGGCAGCGCTGAGTATTTCCCCGACCTCAACGAGGCGAGGATAGGCGAGGATAACACCCCTGTCACCGGGGTCATCCGTCACTACGGCACGCTTGCGGTCTACAAGACCAACGGCGCATACAGCCTCAGCTACGGCATGGTAACGACCGCGACCGGAGACCTTGCCGCCGCGTTCTATGTCACGCCGGTCAACAAGACCATCGGCAATGAGGCACCCGGCCAGACACAGCTCGTGCTCAACTCGCCGGTGACGCTGTTCGGACAGGACGTGTACGAGTGGCGCAACAGCAGCTACTACACGTCGAACCTCACGCGGGACGAGCGGCAGGCCAAGCGCATTTCCGACCGCGTATTCGCCACGCTCCACCAATTCGACACGGCGAAGTGCGTGACCTTCGACGACAACTACAATCAGGAATACTACATCTTTGACCGCACGAACGACCGCGCCCTTGTCTGGAACTACGCAGCAGATGCGTGGTACATGTACACAAACTTCAAGGCGTACACCCCGTTTAGTTTCCGCAACGAGATGTACTACGGCGGGGAGGACGGCTGCATCTATCACGTCTCGACCGAGTACGCCTACGACGGGAACGCGGATTCCTCGGTGCTCTCCCCGATAGACTGCTATTGGGAGAGCGGTTCCATGAGCTTCGGGCAGGACTATAAGCGGAAGTTCAGCGCCATGACGTGGATCGGCGTGAAGCCGGAGGGCCACGCCTCCGTGGATGTAACAGCGGCAACCGACCGCTCGCAGCACTTCACGGACAAGAACATCTCGTACTCCCTGCTCGACTTTGAGCACCTTGATTTCTCGGACTTCTCCTTCGACACGAACAACAAGCCGAGGATGAAGCGGCTCAAGATCAAGGCCAAAAAATTCGTGTTCTACAAGCTGATCCTGAAAACGAACAGCAGCAGCTCCGTCGTGACGGTGACGTCGGCGGATATCCGAGTCCGTTTTACGGGCTATGCGAAATAAGGGGAATAGCATGAGCTTTACCAGATTCACAGAAGAAACCGGCAACATCTCGGCGCTCTCTGACCGCCCGAACGACATGGAGGGCCTTTCCGCCTCCGAGCTGAAAGCAAGGTTTGACAAGGCCGGGAACGACGTTAAGGAATACATCAACGACGAGCTGCTCCCGGCCCTTGAGGCGACAACCGCCGCCGGTAACATCGGCATTGCGGCGATCACGGGCCTTGTGGCGAATACCGTGCAGGAGGCTTTGCAGGCGCTCTTCACCGCCTTGCAGGACGTCACGCTCGGCGATATCCCGGACGGCAGCATCGGCACGGCCAAGATGGCCGATGACGCGATCACGGAAGACAAGCTCGACGACGGTACTGTCACCACGGCGAAGCTGGCAGACGGAGCCGCCACCGAGGGCAAGATCGGGACAGGCGCGGTCACCACCGCCAAGCTGGGTAATGCCAGCGTGACGAGCGAGAAGATCGCGGCTGGCGCGGTGAGCGACGGCAAGATCGGCGCTGCGGCTGTCGGCACCGATAACCTGAAATCGAGCGCTGTCACCACCGCCAAGATCGCAGACGCCAACGTCACCACGGACAAAATTGCAGACGGTGCCGTAACCTACGACAAAACGAGCGGTTTGCAGAAGCTACACGCGGCGTATCAGGTGGCTATCCCGAGCATTGCGGCAGGCGGCACAATCACCGTCACGGTAAGCGGCGTAACCGCGGACACCACCACGGTCATCGTGTCACCGGCGCCGAGCAGCTTCATCCAGTGGAGAGACTGCGGTGTGCGGTGCATCGCGCAGGGTGCGAACTCCCTGACCTTCACGGCGGAAAGCGCGACCGGCACTACGCTGTACGCGAGCGTCGTCATTCTGAACGGAGCATTTAATTGAGGAAACGACATGATCCTGAACATGGTATCCGGGAAATCCCGTGAGAAGATGCCGCCTCTGTACAGGGTGAGCGGCGGGACCTACACCTATGCGCAGAGCATTGCCTCCGACGGCACGGTCAACTGGGAGCTGGCTCTTCTGAGCGGCAGCAACGCTACCATCACTTTTGACCGCGTGGTGGACTATGTGGACGTGTTCATGTGCGGGGGAGGCGCATCCGGCGGA